CTTTCAGGGCACATAGTTCGGTCAGAGCCTGCAACCTACAGAAAAATTCCACAAAAATCCATGGATTCAGCAGCGCAGACACGAACTAATAACAAAATTTTCGGGGCAGAGGCACCTGAAGGGCCAGATGATATTTAATGACAGATAACAACCAGCTAAAAAAATTCGTACTCCCAGCGCGCATGTATGGTCCAACAAAACCTCAACTTGCGCAAAGCAGAAAAGATAATGTCATTGATGAAAAAGACGGTGTCAATGATGATGGATTAACCGTTGAAAAAAGTAGTAAAGACTTTTTAACTATTCAGTGTTATCCACCTAAAAGCATTGCCAATCTGATATCGCTTAGCAACGGGTTGGCTCCAGATGAATTGCAGGTTACATTGTTTACACTTAGTACCAAGGAATTGTCCATTAATGATGTTAAAGTTATTGCTAGTATACTAGAAGGCTTTACAGAATCTACTAAGGTAAAATTTACTGGTAAGTTAGAAAAATTTGAGTCGAATCCAGGTTTTAAAGATAATCCGTATGTTCTTACTATAGAATCTACCGAGCTTGAAAATTTACGTAGTAATATGTGCGACTTGCTAGATAGGGCTGGAATTGCATACTCAAGAGAGTATGCTTTTTATCCACACATAACTTTAGGCTATTTTTTTGAAGAGCCAATAGTAATGGCGTTAGGAAGTTCATCATTTTATTTGTCAGCACCTTCGTTAAAGATGGGACCAAATGATGGTCATGCTCTTATTATGAAAGAGGCACAAATACTAAAAAATGAATCAGAAACTAAGGCTGGTCAACATGAGCATCCAGGAATAATGGGTTCACATTCTATTTCTCAACATCACAATAATCCAGCCGTAGCTCATGATTATACAACTACAGATCCTACGGCTGAGTTTGATGATAAAGATTATTGGAATTCTCTTACAGATGATGAGCAAGATGATCATGGCACCGAAGAAACTAACATTACTATATCTCAAATTGCACGGGCACAGGGCGTAGACTATGGTAGTCTCCGAGAAAAAATGAATCAATATTTTCCGCAGCTAATCGATCAATATGACATTGGTACTTTTGGAAAAGGACATCCACTAACAAGAACTCAAGTTTGGGCCGCACATACGTTAGCTGAAATGCAGCAAGATACGGCTAAGCGAATGAATGTAAAACGACGTCCTTCACCAGTTAAAAGATACGCACCGGGTCAAGAAAATTACTTGGGCTTTATAGAGGGAAAATTAGCTAACAATACTATGGATCAAGAAGAGTTTGATAGACTTTTTGTACTTCATCAAAATAAGTTAAAACAGCCTTTCTTGGTTGAAAAAGAAGGAGATGGCGGCGGCGGTGACGGTGGTGGGGCAGGTGTTTTTACTTCTGGTGATGCCGGTGTTTTTACACCAACATTTGGTGGATCTTCAAAAAAGAAAAAAATAACAAGCTTACCTACAAAAACCAAAAACACAGCTACCCAAGCATTAAAATCCTGGGTATCTAAAATACCAACATTCCCTGGTGCAGTTACAGTAGATAATAATAAGATTACATTTGCAAGAAAATTTATTGCAAAAGATGAGGGTAGCCTTAAGTCAAACATTGAAGGTGTTGACCATATACGTCCAGAACATTTTAAAACATTAAATCCTAGTGAGGATCAAGAAAAACAGCCTCCAAAGAGTCCGGCATTGCAACTTCTATTTGATTGGATAGATAAGTCTATAAATTATTCGGCACCTATTAGACCAAAAAATGAAAAATCACCAACTGAAGATGATATTCCTGAAAGTTTAGACGAGCTTCTTCCAGAAGATGACGGTGATGAGTTAACTAAAATAATACCGGCAGCTATGGGTGCTGCAAGGTTGGCGGCGGGTGCTGTTCTTCAAAATGAAGAAAAATTGCCCGCATATCCTTCAAATAAAGGAATTGAAAATCCGCCAGAAACTGAAAATTTACCTGAATACGAAGAAGTAGAAGAACCTCCGAAAGAAGACGGTGTTTTTTACGAGCCTGAGGATTCTGAGGAACCGAACCAGAGCCGTCAGCTGAACCTGAGCTGGAAGAGTTGCCGCCTCCTCCGCCTCCACCTGTGTCTGGACCCCATGGCGATGATGCAGCTAATCTTCTTCAAGCATTAGCAAGTATGACACTTACAAATGAAGACGTCAAAACTTTTTTGAAGACGGTATCGTTACAATATAACGATCAAAAGTTCATTAGTGATAAACAATATGAAGCTTTAATGAACATTTACATACGTCAACAAAAAACTATTGCTGCTCAAGACCTTGCCGGAGCATAACTGCTATAACTAGGGGGCTAAAATGTCTGGTTTAAAAGAATTAAAAAAATGGATAGAAAATATTCAAAAAGCATCAGAGTACCAAGGAAAAAAAGTAAAACTAAATGATCCATTTAGACTTCCAGCTGGCAGTACGTCTAAATTTGCTGTTTATGTAAAAAATGATAAAGATAACGTTGTTAAAGTAACTTTTGGTGATCCAAACATGGAAATCAAACGAGATAATCCAGCAAGAAGAAAAAGTTTTAGAGCAAGACATGGCTGCGATGATCCAGGCCCCAAGTGGAAAGCTAAATATTGGTCTTGCTATCAATGGCGGGCCGGTAAAAAAGTAGATAATTAATACTTTTATTAAACACATTTAATAAAAGAATCACCTGTATATTCGTATAATAATATGATGCTTTTGACAAAAGTACAAGTATACTGACGCAGTAAAGAAAAATAGAAGGAGTTTGATATGCAAAGTATGAAGGATATGCCGCAAGAATTAGTTCGTGGTTTGATCGATAATTATCGTGGTGGCCGATCGGCTAGGGAGTGTTCTGATTGGCTTTTAGAGAGAGGTTTTGGCGGAGGCTCGCCAAAGGCTGTAGCGGACTGGTTCCGTCGGCACGAAATTTTTAAAACTTATCCAGATATTGATATGAAGATGCATTTTGCAGAAGATCCGCTGCAGAACACTACCGCAATTGAATATGTACGTAGTGATGCAAAAACTCTTTTGGTTTTCAATGATCATCAAGCTCGTTATGATGATCGCTGGACTGAGCAAGCCGTACTTAGGTTTATTGAAGATTTCAAACCAGAAGCCCTTATTGATAATGGTGATCTATTTGACTTTGAGGCCATTAGCAGGTTCCCTACTTCTCTTGTAAAGCGTACATCTCTTCAAGATGATGTAGACGCAGGCAGAGCCATTATCCGCCACCAGCGAGAAGCTGCTGGACCGGATTGTGAAATTTACGTTACAGAAGGTAATCATGAGGCTCGCCTATCCAAATTTATCACTGCAAATGCACCTGAACTATCCGAATCACCAGGACTTACTATGGAAGACTTTTGTGGTTTTGCAGACTTTGACGCTAAGTATGTTCACCCATACGGAAACGGCGTGGACTGGCATGGTATTTTAGTTGCACACGGCAACCGTGTTAATGCACACTCTGCTGGATCAGCCAAAGCAGAGTTTGGAGATTCAGGTACAAGCCTAATAATGGGCCATACGCAGCGTCTGGGAGCTTATTACGTAACAGATCGTACTGGAACTCATGCTGCGTTCGAAAATGGCTGTATGTGCCGTATTGATCCAGGTGGAGCGGCTCCAAGTATGCGCGGACCAAGAGTAAACAACTGGCAGCAAGGATTTGCTGTTGGCTTTGCTGATGACTATGGTTGGAATATTTATCAAGTTAGTATTACTAATCACGAGTTTATTTGGGGTGGTAAACGCTACACTCCGACAGGAAAGTAGGCTTAATGATTGTAGGTATTGATATAGATGGAATTTTAGCTAATTCTGTTGCGGCTACTTTAGCCAAAATAAATGAAGCAAAAAATACGCAGCTTACATACCAAGATTGGGATAGCTGGGGTCCGCATGATAATTTTGGAATGACGCAGTACGAATTAATGGCCTGGATGGATATAGCCTGGTCAGATTTCTATTTTATGGACTTTGAAGAACCAAAAACCACAATTTCAGATTTAACTGCTTTGCAAGAGGCTGGACATAAAATTCATATTGTTACTTATAGGTCATTCGGAAGTCACTCTGATGTTATGAGTTGGCTACACTCAAAAAATGTACCTTATGATGCTGTGTCTATGTGCACACGTGAATTTGCCTCTAAACTAGAGTTTCCAATTGACGTATTGATAGACGATCATCCGCGTATGCCAGAAGCAGCTATTATGTTTCCGGCTAAAAAAGTTTATTGGATTAGACGACCGTGGAATAGATATGTAAAAACTTCTACTATTATTCCTAATATGATTAGGCTTGATACATTGCATGACGCCATAAATCATATCTTAGAACGTCAAGAAGCAAAATAGATTATAATAAACAAGTGTTAATACGTAATGTCGCACAAGCTGTTATAGATGGTACACGCAAAAATGTAAAACGCATTTTTGATACTTCGCAGAGACTTGTGCCAGTACGTACGGGGCGTTTAAAAAATTCTGGAAGAATCAAACAAACTTCATCTGGAGCTGATATTTCGTATAACACACCTTATGCAGCAAAGATGGAATTTGGACAAGAAGCACAAGATTTCTCTAATGAAAGACATGTGATTAAAGTTAAAGCAACTACTAGAAAGTCTTACGTTACTAAAGAAGGAACAATGGTCAAAGCGGCGGTTGTCCCAGCGCATGAACGAATTGTATTTGGCAGGTATATATCATTAAATCCTTTTACGGGTAAACCTGATATTAGATTGATACAGAAAACAAAAGCCTTCGAAGGCCGACATTTTGTAGGTAACGCAGTAAAGCAAGAAATACAACATCTCTCAGAGGACATAGAGTTCTTTGTTAAAAAGATAGACGGAAGGTTATAATGACTGAATTAAACATTTCAGATGATCAAAGATATGTAATGGATCGAGCCAGAAGGCACGTAGGTCGCACGTTAACTCTTATTGAACAAGCAATTCCAGATGGTGATCTACAACGTGTAGTTAAAAAGCAACTTGAAAATATTTTGTATGATTTTAGAAATGATATTCTACAAATGCTATCCACACAACAGCAAGATACACATGTATAAAACATGTACTAATTGCGGCCATAAAGGACATATATCAACATTTACCAGAAATGGAAATTTTTTGATTTGTCCTAGCTGCGGGAGATACTAAGTGAATCAGTTCGAATTTATTCGTAATTATCGTAGTCTAGCAAATGAACGTCTAGACGATATAGAACTTCTTATGATGTATAAGGAACTTCAAACGCAGACTATAGGTACTCGATTAAGAGCTAGATTTGAAGCCAATAGACCAGATCGTTTAGATCAAGTCTTGGCTATTGATTCTGTTGCTCATGAGCTTCACAAAGAGTCTCGTAATGAAGTTGAGCCTGTTATGGCTGATATTTTTCCAGACGCTGATATTACATTTTTGAAAAAGGCACTTGACAAGCTAGCCGGTTTGGAGAGCGATGAAGCAAGCCCTTTAGCTGACGTCCGCAAGTTTACTCGCGGATATTTTACTAATCTTCTTAGTGAAGATGATTCAATAATGCTATTAGAAAAGCAAGTTGGCAAAACGTCTGGTGATGACATAGGCGATGTTTTGGCTGAGTACGAACGACATTATGTTGCTGGTATTGCTTCACCAGGAGAAATACTTACTCTTCACCGAGCAGACCCAGCTAATGAAATGTATCGCCAGGCAGTAAAAGATGGAAAATTTGACGAAGAAGAAAATGAGCCCGTAATTGTAGGTGGTCCAGCATCAGTAGAATTAATTGATCGCCAAGGACACCTTATTACTACAGCAGCACTTACTAAAGCTTTTGTAAACCACATGAAAAATGTGCGTACGCGTAATATTATGATTATGCATTCAGATGTGCAAGTTGGGTGGCCGTTGCCGGCTTACATCAATAAAGGTGGCGAAGTATTTAAATCTGGCGTAGACGAAAAAGGTTTATGGCTTATTTCTGAACTTCGTAATGATACTAAGATTGCAAAGAAAACGGCCGAAGAAGTTAAAAAAGGTGTTCTTAAGAGTTATTCTATAGCCGGTACAGCCGGTAATATTGAGTACGTTGAAAAAGGTGGCAAAAGTTTCATGCAGGTTAATGATTTGGAGCTAGCCGAGACTACAATTTGTGAAACCGGTGTTAATCAAGGAGCTTTTTTTAATATGCTTAAGAGTATAGATACAGCCCGCGCTGATCTAAGTCTTTTGTTAAACTCATTTGATGATTCGGTTCTTCTTACGGGATACGGCGTAGTAGTAGAAAAAGCAACAGGTACAGTAGTTATTGTGTCTGATACTAAGAGCATGATTACAGATCAATTGCAACTTCAACTTGAAGAAATGCTTCCGCTTGGCACCCTTATAGCGGTAAAGAGCGTTAGCAAACTTGAAGAATTCATTCCCATATATAAGACAAGTATTACTGGTCTTTGGAAAACTGAAGTAGAAACAGAAACTGAATTAAAATCAGAATCTAGTGGTTCTTTAAAACTTGAAAAAGATGAAGTAAATTATGTAGCAGTAGCTTTAACTGGAAACTCATGCGCATACTGCCATAATTTCAACAAAGATGGTACATGTGATAAAGTACAAGGCGCTATAAGCTCTGGTGGCTACTGTGAACAGTATGACGGCAAAGAAGATAGGGCCGTGGAAAATCCTTTTATAGAAACAGAAATTGGTACGGTTACACATAAGAAAAATGGAATACGTAAAACTAGCTCTGGACGTCCAAGACGACCTAATTTAGTTGCATCATCGCGTAATCCAAACTTTCCAAAACGATGGGTATTACCCGCGACGCGTAGTGCGCAGGAGGCTAAAATGTCTGGTCCGGAAGAATTAAAAAAGTGGGTAGAAAACATTCAAAAAGCATCAGCAATGCCGCAAGTTCCTCAGCCAGGTGGTCAAAATCAACGTTCGGCTATGCCTAAAATTCCAAAACCTGGAGGGGGCGGACCTGCAAATAAAGATTTAGTGCCACTATCTGGAGATCCCCAGCATCCAGTTCGCTGGGTTTTACCCAAAGACGCTCCTCAAAGTCCTAAACAGACTCCTATTAATCAAAATCCACCTGCCGGTAGGCAGGCTGCACAAGAAAAAGCTAATGTAGTTAGGCAACAGGGCCTAGCCGGCGGCGGTACTCAAGCACCAAGCCAACATGAGCGTTGGGCTAACGGCGGACAAGCCTACGATGACGGAAGAGAAACTGATTTTGCAGAACTTGGCGATCAGGGATCTACTGGCGACTTTGAAGGTCAAGGTTTCCGAAACCCTGACCCAGATTTACTTCAAGAGCGTAGAAACACAATTCGTGGTCAAGCGCAAACTAGTAGACTTGATTCAGATCAAAGCCTAGGTGGTGCCGGTAGCTTGAGTAGGGAGTTTAGGCCAGAGGCTGGCTCTATGCTTGCCGAATCATATGCTGAATCTGATCTTACGGCAGATAATTCAGATATAACTGAAGATGAATATAACCGTGCTCAGTCAGCAATATTTGCTCTTCTTCATGAAATAGAAAATGACGCAAATGATCCAGGTGATTATGATGCGCAGGCTAACTGGCTTGAGTCTGGGCAAGAGGAGCTCATGCGTCGTGCAAGCAGGTATATGGAAGCTCGCGGAATTCGGCCAGACAGCGAAGCATATTGGGTTGTAGATGCTTTTATGCCTGACGTTTCAGATATAATCTACAACAATCTTACAAGAATGTCTGATCAAGAAATGCGGGACGAGGGGAGCATACGCAGGGGCGAGTATGCTCGCGACGAAGATTGGGCGCGATCTGATGGAGGAACAATGTCACGTGTAGAAAACTTACGAGCATGGTTGGTTAAGAGTGAATCTAGCGACGCTGATTACGATTATGAACGTAATTCAGACTACGAAAACGATAAAGGCACCGCTGTGCAGAA